CGGTGGTGGTCATAAACGTCCTACTAAATCTGGTGCTGGACTAACTGCTAAAGGAGTAGCTAAATATCGTAAACAAAATCCTGGTAGTAAACTTAAAACTGCTGTAACTGAATCTAAACCTACTGGTAAGAGAGCAGCAAGACGTAAAAGTTATTGTACTAGATCAGCAGGACAGATGAAGAAGTTTCCTAAAGCTGCTAAGAATCCTAACTCAAGACTACGACAGGCACGTAAGCGATGGAAGTGTTAGATGGTTAAAGGTAAGACACACTTTATTAAAGACGGCACACCTTATTATGGTGAAGTTCATAAAATGCCGGACCAATCAATCCATAGTGGCAAAACACATACTAAAACATCAAAGAAGGTAGTGCATTTTAAGGACTTGTCTAATGCTGCTAAAAACAAAGCAGGTAGCAAAATGGCAAAAGCCATGTATAAAGTTAAAAGTAAAAAGTAATGTGACATATAGAATGGCAATAAATAGATCAAAGATAAACCAACAAATTCTTAAAGCACCGTCTAAAAAGAAAAAAGGCAGTGTTCTTATTAAGTCACCTGCCTTAAAAACTAATAGACGAAGTAAATCTAAAAGGAGATAAAGATGTCTAATAATCCAGAAGGAATAAAAGAATATACTTATAACTATATTCGTAATCCTCGTACTGCAGAAGACATAGATAAAATGACAGGTCGTCCTACTGGTCAGGGATATGGCGCTGCACGTAAAGGTCCGCAGATTAAAGCCAAAGAACAAGATGTTGTAGTGGACTATGATCCAGGTAAAACCATAGAATATAAAGACTAGGAATAACTGAATGGCTACTAGTGGAACATATGACTTCTCAATGGATATTGATGAAGTTATTCAAGAAGCAACAGAGATGATTGGTGGTGAGCAGACACTAGGACATGAACCTAAGTCTGCTCGCCGATCAATTAATCTTCTTCTCCAAGATTGGCAGAACCGTGGCATTCTCCTTTGGACTGCTGGTACAACTGCTATTTCAGTCTCTACTAGTGTGACATCGTATGCTTTAACATCAAGCACCATTGATATTACTGAGGCAGTTGTTAGACGAGACAATGTTGATCTTCAACTTGAACGTATTACAATGGAAGAGTATTTAAAGATTCCTCGTAAGAACCAGACAGGCAGACCTAACCAATATGCTATTCGTAGGGAAAGAGGTAATCCTGTTTTATTTCTTTGGCCTATTCCAGAGAATACTACAGACATTTTAAAACTAGAACAGGTTAAATACACAGAAGATGTAACAAAATCTGCTGGTCAAAATGCAGACATATCTCGTAGGTTTTTACCTTGCCTAACTACAGGGCTGGCTTACTACATGGCTATGAAACGTCCTGGTATAGACGTAGGTCGTATTGGTCTTCTCAAGGCAGAGTATGAAGAGCGTCTTATGAATGCCATGAATGAAGATAGAGAAAGAGCGAGTGCTTATTTCTTACCTCGAATAAATAGGGTATAATAATGGCAAGCAACAAGAATGCCAAAGCTGTATGTGATATGTGTGGCTTTGTTTATCCGCATAGGGTAATGAAGCTAAACAGCTATGGTTTACTTGTTTGTCCCACTGACTTTGATGGAGCATATGATCTAAAAAATCATCCCCAGAATAAATCACCTAATGTAAGAGACGATACAAATATTCGTAATCCCCGTCCACCGTCTAACTCAGATAGAAATATTGAATGGCAAAATGCCAACACTACCTGGGAAGACACAGATAAATTTTGGAATCTAATATAATGGCAACACTCACTGGCAAGCTTATATCAAACACTTATAAAGATTTACTTCAGGTAAGTAATGGTAATAGTGGTGTAGACTCAACTGTACGTTTTGTTTCAGATGGCGAAGGAACAAACTCAGCCTTAAAAATAAGCAACTCTGAAGTTGAAACAACAGGCAAACTAACTGTTGGCGCTAATATCAGTGCATCAGGAAAGATAATTGGTAACTCTGCTACTGTGATAGCTGCTGTATGTGCATCAACATATTTTGGTGACGGTTCTAATCTAACAGGTGTTCAAGCTTCTATTCCTACATCAGTAACATCATTTACTGCTAATCAATTAACAGTTGTTAGTGGTGCAGCATTTACAGGTAAAGTTAGTGGTACAGCAGCAGAGTTTAGTGGTATAGTATCTGCAGGAACATTTGCTGGAGCAACAGGCATATTCACAGGTAAAGTAAGTGGTACAACTCTTGCTATGACAGGAGCAGTATCTGCTTCTACATTCTCTGGTACTGCTGCTACATTTACTGGTAATGTAACTGCTTCAGCTTACTACGGTGATGGATCAAATCTAACAGGTGTGGAGGCATCTGCCGCTACATCAGTTCCAGCTTTTACAGCCAATCAACTCACTGTTGTAAGTGGTGCATCCTTTACTGGTAAGGTCAGTGGTACTGCGGCAGAGTTTAGTGGTAATGTCAGCGCAGCAAATTTATTTGCAGCTACTAATGTATTCGTAGGAGGCACTGCAGTTCCTACTGCCTCAGACATAGCTGCTGTAAGTGCATTGACTAGTGTTAACGCAGTTAATATTGCTGCTGTAAGTGCATTGACTAGTGTTAACGCAGTTAATATTGCTGCTGTAAGTGCATTGACTAGTGTTAACTTAGCAGCTATTACATCTATTAATTCTATTCTTGGGGATGGTTCTAACTTTGCTACATCGGCAGAGTTGGCGGCTGTATCGTCAGCATTAGCTACAAGTATAGGAAACAGTAACACAAACATTGCAGCAGTTAGTGTATTAACTAGTGTTAACAAAGCAGCTATTACATCTATTAATGCAGTTATTACAGGAGATATTTCTGCAGACAGCGGAACATTCAATACTCTGGTAGTTAAAACTTCTGCGTCCGTAAGTGGTGAGTTAAGGGTAGGTAGTAAGATTGGTGTAAATAAAGCTACACCTTTAAAACAAATACATATTTCTAAGTCTGCAGTAGCAGATATTAATGCACTAACAGATGGAACAAACATCTCAGTTGATTTAAACGCAGGTCAGAATTTTACTGTTACTTTAGCTGGAAATAGAACTTTAGATAATCCTACTAATTGTGTAGCAGGTCAGGTAGGAAGTATATTTGTAGTTCAAGATGGAACAGGAAGTCAAACTTTAGCCTATGGTACAAGCTATGATTTTGCTGGAGGAACTGCACCTACTCTCTCAACTGCTGCTAATGCAATAGATAGACTAGATTATATAGTACACACATCTACAGACGTTCATATGGTTTTAACTAATGCGTATTCATAAAAATGGTTTTTAATACAAACATATTAGCTGGGTCTAGTGGTCAGGGAGAAGACGCTCTTACTATTACTAAAGCAAGGGCATATTCATTAGCAGCTACTAATAGTTCATTTATTGAAATTTGGACACATGATGGTGTTTCTAGCCCCGATACTTTAATAGAAAGAAGTACTACGATTTCTACCGCATCTGGAAAGAATGAGTATACATTTAATACTGATCCTGTGGTAACAGAAGAAAGTAAAATATGGATAGTTGTTCGATCTACAGGAGACACTAACTTTGGGAGAAACAATAATCCAACTGGTCAGTTAATTGGCGGTGGGTATAATGGTGCTAATGGAGATGCTACTAATATAGTATTAGGCAGTAATAGCGGTCTTATTAATCCTGACTGCAATCTAGACCTTTCAGATGGAAGAACTTCAATAGGAACTGGCACAAATGGTGGGCTAGGCGTCGGTCTTGGTGGTAGTGGAAGTACTCCTGATTTATTTCCTGTCGCGGGTGGGTTAGTAAGCATAGCTTAATAAAGGAATATGTAAAATGTGGGCGTTAATAAAAGATAATTTAATATCAGAAATCATAGATAAAGCAAAACCTATGACTATTGATGGTATTAAACACTCTAGTCAAATATTTACTTTGTGGAGTGACGCACAAAGAGAAGCTGTGGGTGTTTATAAGATACAGAATCGTGGGTCAGAAAAGTCTACTACTTTTTACACTAACACATATAAAGATGAATTTAAAGATAGTGTAGTTACTAGAACACATACTAATACTCCACACTCGGTAAGTGATATTAAAGAAAGTTTAATAAAAATTATTAATATTAATTTATCTTTATACTTGCAAGGAACTGATTGGATAGTAATTCGTGAACAAGAAACATCAGAAGCTAAACCCAGTAACTTAGCTACATGGCGTACAAGTTTAAGAACTAAACATGCAGAGTTAGAAACAGCTATTAATAATGCTAGTAGTGTTCCAGCGTTGGAAGAAATTGATATAACTAGTGGATGGCCTGAAGACCCAAGGACATGAAGAAATACATTTTAATTTTTATACTGTTTTATTTACAAGTTTTTTTATATTCTTTTTCTGCACAAGGACTACATAGACCAGAACTTACGCCCGAAGACTTAATTGCATATAAAAGTTTCTGCATAGATGAGGACGCAATATTAAGAGTAGGCATAGCTTTAGAAGAATCAAAACAAAAATCATATGTTGTATTCTTTAATTTATCTGTGGATGATAGATGTTTTCACCATCCTGTAAGAGTGGTAGGATTAGTTGTAGAAGAAATTTATAGTTTTAAAAAATTTTCAGGGACAATAGCAACAGCTTATAAAATTAAAGTGAATCCAGAAGAAACAGTATATGTATTGTATCTATCTGAACCACACTTAGGAGTTTAAAATGGCGAGTACTTATACATCAAATATTAGACTAGAGAAACAGGCGGATGGGGAGAATCCTAACTCTTGGGGTGCGCTTCTTAATTCTAATGTTATTGATCTGGTCGATCAGGCAGTTGCAGCATATCAGATAGTATCAGTCAGCGGTACAACTCCTCTAACGCTATCTCAGATTAATGGTGCTACAGACCAATCACGTAAAGCTATCTTGTCTTTTGATGGTACACTTGCGGCAGAGACTTCTATTATTATTCCTTCTGTTAACAAGATGTATTATGTAAGAAACAACACATCTGGATCATTTGCTCTTAAAATTAAAACTGCAGGTAATACTGCGATTGCAATACAACAAGGTTCTAATGTAATGGTGGCAACTGATGGGACTAATGTATACCAGACTGCATTCCCAACATCAGTAAGTTCTTTTACTGCTAACAGTCTTACTGCTACATCAGTATCTACTAGTGTTCTTAATGCCAGTAAGATAACAACATCAATTGTGTCAGCTACAAATATAAATGCTACATCAGTATCTGCTGTATCAGGC